ATTCAAAAAATAAATCTTCTATGTTAGTAACTATCTTACCATCTGAATAAGATTTAGTTTTACCAAATCCGTCTGAGTGTACTGTACCCTCTCTTGCAAGAGTACCACACATACTAAATGCTGAACAAGGTGGACTGCCATCTAATAAGTCTAGTTCACCTTCTTTTAATTTTGTAATATCTAAAAAGTCTTTACCTTTTAATTCTTTTATATCACCGTCCATTATTGGTGTGTTGGGATAATTATCTCTGTAAGTATTTCTTGCCTCTTCTACAAATTCATTAATCGCAAGTATCTTGCCTCCAGCAAGTCTATACCCTGTCGATGATCCACCACCTCCAGCGAAAGTAGATATAACTCTAAATTTGTTTAATGCTTCTCCAGCATGTACATCTTTCATTAAATAAGGTTTGTATTTCATTATATAAATTTCTCTAAGTTTGCTTTACTATTATTCATCTTCCACCAATCTCTACATATGTCCATGACTCGTTTTCTATTATAAACATTTATCTCTTTATTGTCAAGAAGTTTTTCAAACGATTTGTCTATTTCTGCATTCAATTGATAATTGATATGTGGCTTTACTTTGATCTTTTTAAACTCTTCAAACCTATCTTTTATCAAAGCCTTTTGGTATGGTTTGTTTATTTCTTCCCATGATCTATCATAGAAGTAGTCATATACTTCTTTTTCAAAATAAGGAACACATAACTCTTTATTATACTCGGTACAAAATTGTCGCAACTGTTCTAATGCACCAGGGTTAACAGTTCCATAAAAATAATTGTATCTAAATTTATTCATTAATTCAACTGTATGTTTAAAATGCATCATACCTTTTTTACTTAATACATAATGACTATCTGCTCCAACGCCTGTCAATACATACTTTTCTTTTATTAAAGGAAATGTATATAAGAAAGGAAATATACATTCAAAGTGGGTTTTCTTTTTACACTTATATTTTGATGCAAGTATTTTAAAATCTTCAACTAGATTACTCTCTGGTAATGGAACAGGTGTAAATGGAACATTAAAAGTTTCGCAAATCTCTTTTGCCTTTATAGAATCATATGTTGTTTTACCTTCCATAAAAAAAGAATATCCATGTGGCTTTTTACCTAATCTTAAACATGTAAATAATAAAGTTGCACTATCAGCTCCACCTCCCATTAATATTGCAACATCATCACCAGGTATTTGTTTCTCTACAATCTCTTTTAATATTTTGTCTATCATGCGAAAAAACTTTCTAGTGTACCTTGAGTACCATATGATCTATCTACATTCCAATTAATTTTTTCAATAATATAATTCAATGGCTCAACAAAAGATTTTTCGAATTGAGTTTCATAATCAATATTAAAGTTTAATTGTTTTGGTAGTTTTGTAATAAATGCAATAGCAGAAGATTGATATATGTTTGGTAATGTCATATAAAGAAATTTAATCTTATCACCCTCTTGAATATTAGGATACCTATTTCCTAAATTATTTTTTTTAATTAAATGATTATATAAGATTGCACCTTTAACATGAATAGGAGCACCTTTCTTAAATAGTGAATGTGATTCTGTCCACTTAGATAAACCATTTACACTTCTAGGATATGCAACTAGTTCAGGTGGTAAGTTCATAAATTCTTTTCTGAAATTTTGTATGAAGTCATTCATTTCTTTTTCACTACCTGACATTAATATCTTTAATGCCTCTTTAATTTTTTCTCTACATGCAGCTGGAGTTGATGACTTAACTGCTTCAATTCCCATAATTTTTAATTCAGGCTCTTTATATCTTACACCTTCTACATCCCAAGCATTTAAAATATATCTTTTCTTTGCCGTCCATACACCTTTGTCTGCGATTACTTCTCTCTTCATCTGCATTTTTTGATCGTATGCATTTAAATAATCTGCAAGTTCTTTATATGACTTATCAATAAAAGGCTCAATCTTATCCTTTGCAATTGTATCAAGAAAGTCAACTGGGTTTTTAGGTTTAAATTTATCAATTAGTTTATCAAAAGTAATATAAATTGAATCTGTATCAGACGCAATTACATAATCTTTATTTTCTGTTTTAAGTAAATCATTCATAAACTGATTAATCTTTTTTTCAATCCAACGAATAGACAACTGACCAGAAGAAGTAATTGCTTCTGCCATTGTATTTGAATAATATCTAAACCAATTGTTTCCAATCGCACCATAAGCTGAATTAAGAGATATCTTTTTTGCCATTTGAATATTATTAAACTTAGATATTTGTTTAATAAGTTTTTTATCTTTAGTGTTTACATACTCTTGTTTTGCATCTAACATATAACGCTTATACTTAACTCTATCATTATACATCTTTGCCATGATCTCTGGTAAGAAACCTTGTCTGTTAGTTTTGAATAATGCACCGTTAGGAGTCATAGTAACATTGTCTAATGGTTTTGTATCAACTTCTTTATTTAGCAGTTTATCAACATTCATACCAGGTACAGTCTTTTCAGATTTCATAGTCTCTGGTGATATGTTATACTGCATAATTAAATGTGGATATAGTGAGTTCAAATCAAAAGACAATACCCACTTATGCATACCGACCTGTGGGTCTTTAACATATGCACCCATGTACTTACTATCTTTGTTTGAAGTTTTCTTTTGAGGTATTACAATACCTTTACTCATTAAATAATTGTGAATAAGAACATCCCAATATCTTACTGATCCTAATACATCAACATAATTTACTTTTGCTTCATATGCCATAGTTAAACATAGTTCAATTAGTTTCATCTTGTCTTCTAATGCATCAACAAGTTCCACATCTTTAATATTATAATCAATAAATGATTGATAGTCTTTTGTATACCAATCTCTAAATGTATCATGTGGATTATCAGATTTTGTTTCACCAAGTTCTATTTCTGCGATATGATCTAATCTATAACTTTCTTGATTGGTGTATGTAAACTTTCTATACAAATCAAAATAATCCAAAGCTGCAATACCTTGAATGTCATATACCATTTGAGTTCTACCCATTTGATAAACCTCTTTTGAATGTACAGACTTCCATGGCGATAATCTTTTAGCATCATCTTCACCTAATACATTTTTAATTCTGTTTACTAGATAAGGAATATCAAAAAACTCAGTATTCCAACCTGTAATAATATCGGGGTAATTAGAAGACCAGAAATTTAAAAATTCATATAGTAAATCTTTTTCATTATTACATTTAATATATGTTACATCTTTTCTTGTACTTTTATATTCATGTAAACCAAATACAATTATTTCTTTGTTCTGTTGATTTTTTAATGTGATTGATAATAACTCTTCATCTGCAATATCTGGGTTTGGAAAACCATTTTCACAAGCAACTTCAATATCTATTGTAGTAATTAAAATTTTGTCTTTATCAAAATCATTATTATACTCTTCATTTAAAAATGAATATTGAAACTGAGTATTACCATAAACTAAATGAGGTTGATTCTTATATGATTCAACCCATTGTTTGGCTTCTTTAATTGTTTGATGTTTTATTGGAGTTACATATCTTCCGTCAAGCGTTTTAAACTTAGTCTCACGCATAACGGGGCAATAAAGGGTAGGAGAGTATTTTATTCGTCTGGCAACTCTTTGACCATCGACTACTTCACGCAAGAGTAATGAATTACCCCACGGCACAATGTTTGTGTAAAACCTCATAATATAACCTTCAATGTATTAGTGTACTATTTTTTGTCTGCTTCTTTTATATTCTTACCAATATTATACTTTGTTTTCAATTCCCATTCTTTTTTTTCCTTAAAAGAAATGATTTTGATCTGACTTAGTGGTGACATGTTTGTTTGTTCACTACCTGCAATAGTAACAAGACCCCAATCTTTTAATAGATTAGCAATTCTGTTTCTACGACCAATATCGTTTTCTGTTAGGTTTGTTTCTTTACCATCCAAAGCAAATAGTTCTTTAAAGTGTACAATGTAGTACTTGCCTTGTTTGTGTAGGATATGACAACTCTGATATAAGATTTTTTCTTTTCTAGATGCGACACCAATACGAGAAAGAGTTTCTCTGACTTTTAGAAAGTCATCTGGCTCTTTCAAAGTCACTTCGAGCATTTGCTCTTTAGACCAATTAATGTTTTCCATACTTACCACCTTTATTCAATCTTTTTTTTATCTCTATAATTTGTTCATCATTAAGTATATTAAGAGCAGATTTGGCCTTCTCATTACTGTAACCAAAGTACTCTTTTACATACTCTAAATTCTTTAATTTGCTTGCCCTTAAAAAAGGTGCAAATCGTTTTCTACTTCTTACACTATTTAGTAAAAAATCATATTGAAGCTTATTGTCGATATGGTGCATACGATTCATTTCATTAACCAATGAAACTGTATCGCTAAAGGGTGCTAAACATTTATTTACAATATATGCTGGATATTTCTTCTCCCACATAACATCCTCACTATCCATTAAATTTTTTTTTGTATAATTAATGGAGTTTAAATATTCTTTCAATTCGTACATAATTAAACCTTTTCTGTTTTGAACACCACGCAAGTTCTTAACATAAAACATTTCTTACTTACTGGCATTGCTTGATGATGATTTCTAGCAGTAAATCCAATTAATCTATTACCTTTATAATTAACTAAAGTACCTTTTACTAAATCATCGTCATAAATTGTAGTTCCACCACCATAGTTAATATTCCAATTCATATTAGGATAGTAAATATAAGTTAATTCACCATCATCTTGATGCATAGATGGCTCTACACCTGGGGTGTGTGCATTAAAATATGCTCTTATAATTTTTGTCTTAGGAACATCTGACAAGTTTTCAATACCTTCCCATAAAGGAATTAGATAATCAAAACCATTTGTAGTCATTTCTTCTATATCATGACCTGCCAAAGTATGCCAATGTCTATCTGGCTCATTCTTATTTGCCTTATAATGCCAATGCCAATTAAAATCTGTATTGTGAACACACTGGTCAATTAGTTGAGCAATATGCTCTTCTAAAAAATTATCTTTTACTATAATCATTTAAATTTCACCTGACTCATAATTTCAGTCATACATGCAAGCATATTAATTTCTTGATCTGCTACGAATGCTGATTTGTATTGATAATCGGATAATATAACGACTGCATGGGGTATTGTACTAGGATCAAGGTTTTCATACAGACTATCATAAATCGTTCTGTACACCCTGCTAGGATCGTTGTCGAGGTTGTTTACTATCCATTTACGAACATTGGTAAATTCTTTTTTCTTTAAAAAGGTGATTAACTCCTTAATGTTTTCGTTTCCAATGTTTAAAAGAATACCTGCATCTATTTGACCAGATGCTCCATACCTTTGAAGTTCATTTAAAACTCTACGCCAATCGGGAAAATATGAATTGATTAATTCTGCAACTGCCTTAGGCTCAAACTTAATATTCTCTTCTGTAAGGATTTGTTGTGTTCTTTGAAAAAATTCTTTTGCAAGTGTTATTCGTTCACCATTCTTAATTTGAAAATCAATAACTGAACATCTTGATTGTAAAGGTTCGATTAACCTATTTTTATAATTACAAGTTAAAATAAAACCACAGTTCTTATGAAACTCTTCCATGAATCCACGCAACGCAGGTTGTGTAGATTGTGGATTAAGATAATCTGCCTCATCTAGAATAATATACTTTCGTCCACCTTCCAATGAAACTGTTGATGCAAAGTTTTTAATCTTAGTTCTTAATACATCAATACCAGATTCTTCTGATCCATTTATCATCATCCAAGTACTACCGATCTCTTCCACCATTGCTTTTGCAATAGTAGTCTTACCAGTTCCAGCACTACCAGATAATATTATATTAGGGATATGTCCGTTAGAAACAAACTCTGAGAAACTCTCTTTTAGTTTTTTAGGTAGGATACAATCCTTGACCTTAGAAGGTCGATACTTTTCGACCCATAAAAATATTTCTGACATTATTAAGCCTCGTAAGTTGATTCAGGCTCTAATGCGATCCAATACTCCACATTATTAGTCTTAGATTTAAAGTGACTAATATTTTTTGAAGAAACAGATACATCATAAGTACCAGGTAATAATTTTAGATTTTCTACTTTATAGAAAAAGTTAAAAGACTTAGCACTATCTTTAGTAGATACTTCGATTGAGTAATCATTGGCAGTATCATTCTTTTTATCTGATACCGTCATAGTAGTCTTACCATCTTTTTTCTGTAAACATAAATCTGGTGCTTGTATTACAGACGCAGCTCTTTTTAATTGATTAAGTGTATCACTTGTCATTTCAAAAGTTACATCAATAGACGGCATAGTAATCATCTTACTAGGACTCGTTACAACTGATGGGTCTGAATAAAAGTATTTAAGTTTAGTACCTTTACTTGTTTCTTCTTTGATTGTTAAGAATTGATCTTTGAAATCAATTACAGGTGTTTTAAATAAACTTGTACTAGACAAAAATTCATTTAAATCGTATATAGCAAATTGTTGTGGAAATGTTTCCTCAACATCTGATTTGGCAACAATGTTTTTCATTGCTGACATTGTAGTTATTGTACTGCCTTCCTTAACCAATAGATTAGGATTGATTGTAGAAAAGTTTTTTAATACATTAACTGTATTTTCATTAAGTTTCATATTTCACTTGCTCCATTATTTACTTAAAAAGTTAATTTTAACTCCACTAACTTTTTTATTTTCTTCACTTGACATCAATAGAATAACATAATGTATTGCCTTCAATAAGTCTTTTCTATTTCTACCATTTTTTTTACCATACCTTGCAAGATATTTAATTGCATTGGCCTGGCAAAAATCTTTATCAATTCCAAGATGTCTTAACATATCTTGTACTTGAAATCCGTTTTTGTCAACACTATAATGTTGATTATATGTTGACGATATATAATCTGATATTTCTTTTATTATTTTTTCTTCACCGTATTTCATTACCATTTCGCCCCCCATACTTTATAATCTTTTAATCGCATGAAGTTTGTATCTGCATAAGAAGGTATAACTAACATTACACCCTTTTCTGATTTAATAGTTTCATGTATTGGTGGATATAGATCATGTCCGTATCCAAAATTTTCAGCAGACCCCCATGTGATACTTGCATCACCGATATCATCTAAGAACATAACGATTTTAATTTTATCACTATAATGATTCATAGTATTAATACCAGGGTCATAATCAGAAACTTTTGTTATTTCAATTTTCTTTTCTAGATTGTATGCTTTTTTCAAATATGTTTTTGTAATTTTTTGTAGGATAGCATCTAACGCATCTTCGTCAGGTGTATTTTTTATCTCTTCAACAATCTCACTAGGAAATTCAACACGCATAATAGGACACATAGTTTGATTCCTCATTTCGATTTTCAAACCTTTGTTAATGTCTTCTTGTTCTTTTTCTATGGATTGTTTTTGATCGACTAATTTTTTATCGATAACTTCTGCTTTTTTATTAAACTCTTCATCAGGTTTAACACTATCACCTATTTTGTCAAATGCTTTCATAATTTAATCCTCATAATTTTATTCATCTTATACTAAAAGGGGGTCGATTGTCAACCCCCTTTTATGTTTTTTGATATATTATTTAATGGAAATAGTTCTCAGTTTATCTTTTTCTGGTACAATCTTTTCCATTGACACTTTCAATAGACCATCTTTGAGTTCTGCACCAGAGACTTTTACATCTTCTGATATAGTCCAAACCCTTTTAAACGATCTCTTTGAAATTCCTTTATGCAAGATATCATTATCTTCATCTGATTTTATATTATCAGATTTGTCTTTTGTAACAGACTCGATAGTTAACTTGCCTGATTCAACTTCCACTTTAATATCTTTTTTAGAAAACCCTGCAAGTGCAACTTCTATGTCGTACTTGTTCTTACCTGTCTTCACGATATTATATGGTGGATAGTTTGTTTGATTAATCATTCTCATATCTGAATCAAAGAAAGAATCGAATCGATTAAACATGTCATCGAATCCTATTGAGAATGGTTGTAATTGTTGAAATATGCTTAGTCTGGTCATTGTAACCTCCTTATTTTAAGCAAAGTTTAATTTGGGTACCTCTAATGAGCATACCACTTCTATTTATATGGGAATTGACCTCTAAAAAGTCAACCCCCATAAAAATTTTATTTTTAGATAGAAGCATCAGTACTTTCGTCTTCGTCAGTTTTTTCATCCTGCTCGACTTCGGTTTGTTCTTCTTTGTTTAAGTCTTCAACTTTAACACCCGCATCTATCTTAGTATAAAGATTTAAGAATGATTCTTTAGTATCATCATCAAATCTATTCACACATAACTCAACAGATTTAAGTTTATCAGCAAAGATTGAATACGCTTTTGCGATGTGGTCAAGTCTTCTAGTCGATATGATCTCATCAACTCCACCCTCGTAAAATGTTTTTCTAATAACCTCTGCCCAAGTACATAAGTTCTCAGCAAACTTAGCATCTTTCTTACCGTACTTATCCATTGATCCAACAACGATTTTCTTTTCAACCGCTTTTGCAGGGTAAGGTTGTTCGATAGTCACGGCAAATCTTTCAAGAAATGCCTCGTTCAGAATATTAGTTCCGATAAATCTACCGTCTTCTGATCCTTTACCTTTGGTGTTGGCAGTTGCGATAATGTTAAAACCTTTCTTAGGGGTAATCCATTTATTTACTTTTTTCAAGTAAACACCTTTTCCCTCTAGAACAGGTTGTAAACACATTAATTTATTTGATCCTAAATCACACTCGTCTAATAGAAGAGTACAACCTTTTTCCATTGCCTCAATAACTGGGCCAGGAACAAACTTAGTTTCACCAGATACTAATCTGAATCCACCAAGAAGATCATCTTCATCAGTTTCGATTGTGATATTAACTCTAATCAATTCTTTTTTATTCTCGGCGTGTAACTGTTCAACCATTAAAGTTTTACCATTACCAGATAGACCAGTAATGAAAACTGGGTAGAACATTCCACTTTGAACAACTTTTTTAATTGTAGAGTAATGACCCCAAGGTACAAATCCTTTAAATTTACTAGGGATCAAGTTTTCTTTTTCCATGTGAGTGGCAAACAAGTTCACTTCCATACTCTCAGGTATAGATTTTGGAACATCAACAGTTTCATTTGAAACTAGTTTACCAACTTGAGCAACTTCCTCAGTAGGCAATTTGTATTGACCATGACCTACTTTATACTCAGGTTTCTTTAACCAAGACGGATTCGAATATCCATTCTTAGTTGCAAAGTTATTAATGTCTGATCTACTAAGAACGGCACCTTGTCCAAATTCTTTAGAGATCGCATTAATAAACTTCTCTTTATTGTTTATCAATTGTGTCATAATATATCCTCTCTTTTATCATCAATTGTTTATTATTAATAATAACATGATTCCTATGTTATTGTCAATAGTTAAATTATCGTTGTATATCAACATCTTTAGGCGATCACTCCGATAAATTTATTTAATAACTGTCTATTTACAGTTTTCGCATTCATTGATTTGATGAATGCAGATTTTATACCTGATGTTTTTGCATTAGGTTTTATTATTAAATCTTCTGATTCTATATTTCTAAGTGTAGGCAATATGTAATACTCATCATATCCTTGACTCTTACATACGGCAACTTTATTTTTTCTTAATTCTTTTTGTACTTTAATAACTTTTTCTTTATCTCTATAAGAAGAGATACCAAATTTATGTTCAATAGTTCTTAATGAAACTCTTCCAGCTTTACCTGTACCTGCAAGAAAGAAACCTGTAAGTGACATACTAGGTTTTATCAGTTTAATTAATTCTAAAAGTTTTGTAGTAGTATCAACTCTATGATCGTATCCCCATTTAACAGACTTATTAGTTTTTTTATCTGTTAGAGTTGTATTTGAATAATAATCATTCTCACCTCTTACATTCCAACCTTTATCTGAAAGTGTAAATTTGTGACCACAATTATGACTATCACCATCAGTTAAAATAACGATATTTGATTTTTGTATTTTATGTTTTTGAACAAACGCATTTTCAATAGTTGGTATAGTTAATATTGCGGCATCTAAAGGTGTTCCACCTAAATTATATTTACTAGGGATGTATATACAACTACCTTCTTTTAAATCACCATATCTATCCCAATAATCAGCAAATCCTAAAAGATATTTCATCATCTTCATTGTATCACCTTTATTCATATCAGAATTAAAAAATTCTAATAATCTTAAAGGATCAATATTAATTTCATTGTGTACAGGTATTTGTACAAGTCTTTTAAGATCAGTATTTTCTTTTCTATCAAACCATGATCTATCACCGTCGGTATCATGATGATCTGAAAACGCAAGTACTTGATAAGGTATTTTAGTTCTTTGACAAAACCAAATTAAATTATATAATTGTTTTAAAGTTTCTTTCATGTTCCACGCCATAGACCCAGACCAATCTAAGTACATAATCATTCCATGATTAGTCGCCCCAGGTATAGTAGTCATTTTAGCAAATAGGTCATCATTAAATTTGTATGTGTGTACTTTATTCATATCTAACATACCAGTTTTAGAAACTGTCGCTCTCTTATATTGATCGGCAGATTTTTTCATTTCAAATTCTTTAACCATATATGAAACAATTTTTTTATTTTCATTAAACAAAGTAACTATTTCTTTATCTAAATTTGTTTTCCATATTTCCTCAGAGTCAGTATTACTTTTGGCATTCCAATAAAGGTCACCATTTAAATCTTTTAAAATATCTTTTGCAGATACTATCAGTTTATTTAAATTAATTTTAGAAGGTACATTAACATAATTATTATCTAGAGCATTTGAATCGATTTGTTTTGCAATACCTTCTTCAAGACTATTAATAAATTTATCAGTTTCAGATTCTAATTGTCTATCAGTGGCACTTTCTAAATCAGTTTCAGTTTTTCCACCACCCTCTGCCATACTTTCAGCAACTTTACTATCTCTTTTTTGATTATCTTTAGAATCTTCATCACCGTCATTATCATTTTCTTCATTCTCTCTATTATCTTTATCTGATATTTTATCTGAATCGTCTTGACTATCAGAAGATTCAATATTATCTTTACCGTCTTTACTATCAATCGGCATTGATTGTTTTTTTTCGTCTTCTTTTTTCTTTTTCTTTTTATGATAACCTGAAATTTTTCCAGCAAGTTCTAGAACATCTTCAGGTGTTTTACATTTGTCAACTAATTTTGCAAGTAATAATTCTTCAGGTGTAAATCCTACATCAAGACCTGTTTTAAAATAAATATTAATTTTATCAATAATATTCATTTGAGATAAATCTTTATCTTTAATTCCAAAGAAATTTGATTTTAATAATTCTTTATATCCATTTTTAAAGTTAGATACAGACCCAGGGTATTTTTTCTGAATCATTTTTTCAATCCTAGCATCTTCAATAACATTAACAACAGATTTATCAATTCCTAATTCTTTAACTTTATCTAACATATCTAAGGGAGTCCAAAGGGCATGACCGACTTCATGACATACAAACATGTCATAAACATCATTAGAAATTTCTTTTTTAAAAATAGGAAGAGTTAATTCTCTTGTCGCAACATTGAAAGATGCGGTCTGAGTTTTTCTATGTACTACATGAACATTTTCAGTAGCAAGTAATTTTGATATAGTTGATTTTTTATCTTGATCTATCTTCTTCACTTTAACCTCATTCATCATATATCACTATAATGACAGGTTACCCGTTTATTGTCAAGGGTTAAAAAAGCCCTTATAAATCAAGGGCTTTAGATACAACTTCTGCGATAAATCGTTGTGATTCTTCATTTGGATGGGCGTCTATATCATTGATTCTATATCCATACCCGAATCTTTTCTGTAATAGTTCTATTATTGTATAACCCCCTAAACTATCAAATATAGGAAATCCAATAAATTTACTATCATCTAATATTGTTGTTATAGGATTCTCCATAAGTGTGAGAGTTCTAGTCTTTTTTTGATGTTCTTGAAATGTTCTCTTTTCCTCTTTTGTCTGATCGTATTTAATTTTTGAATCATGATAGTTATCATATAGTTCTTTTTTTCGCCACCACGGAAATGGACTCAACATTTGCATTTGTCTATAATCTATATGTAAAGATTCGCATAATGATTGAAAATGAAACATAGTTTGTATTTGTTCATTTATTATATCTTTATCTCTAGGAAATCTTGCTTGTATTCCTTTATAAATTTTATCTACATTTTCCTCATGGTGTGGAAAGAATCTTGTTTCTAGTTTTTTCTCTTCTAATATTTTATCTCTCTCATCACTCATATGCGGTACAATCGTTCGCCATGCTGAATCAGTAAAAGGTGTATTATCTGATAAAACATCTTGTCTAGTCCATTCAGACCAAGCAACTATAACATATGCTATATCTTTAGGCTCATGTTTTACAACTTCATTTGTTATCTCAGAAAATATCTTTCTATTACCTGCACCACATCTTGCAGTATTGATAACTTCATAATTAGTAATCTCACCTAATATCTCAGGCCACATTTTAAAATCCATAGGATTAGGTACAACTTTCTTAGGCATATCTTTATCTGTAAACGAACATCCACCAATTATAATCTTTTTCATTAATCTTGTTTACCTTCCTTTGGGTATAACCACCAACCTGTTGATATATATTTTGATCCACTATGTATAGGGTTACCTCTGTGGGCCCAAGCGAAAGATGCTGGGAATATACACATCATACCTTTTTGTGGTTGTATTCTAATCTTGTCATACAAAAATTCTGTTTCACCTTCTTGATCTTCTATATCATTTAAATAAATTGTCCATGCTAAACATCTTCTAATATTTTTCCAATGAGATACCTCGGCATGAAAGTTATGAAATCCACCCCCATGTGGGTCAGTTCTTTGTACTTTAGTTTCTTCTGAAATTAATTTTCTTTGTCCTCTATATACTAAAGGAAAATCTTTTAAATAATAATTTAAAGTCTGTCTTTTTATTGTTTCTACTTTATTGTATAGTTCTTTATCATCTGTTGGGTCTATCCATTTTTGAATATCTCTTCTTGTATCTCTATCTGCTTTTATTGTTTTTGCATCTGCTAATTCAAACCAATCAATTATCTCTTGACATAATTCATTTGAAGCTGCATTTGGATATACTTTACAAAACTCAATTAATCTCACGACACTCACCTTCTCTGTATGTATCTAGTGTTAAACAATGCAAACCACTATCCCAAAACCTTTTGTGTCTAAATGGTACATAGATAGGATTTACTCCTATTGATTTTAATTTATCATGAATCTCTTTTTGATAATTCATTGTTAATATATTTTTTTCATCTATACTTAACATATTAACTTCAAAAAATGTTTCATCTTGCATTCCAACCCAATCGTATAACCATTGATCTACAAATTTAACAAACTTATGATCTTGCATTTTATCTTTTATAAACCATTTCATTCTATCAATCTTTTTTTGTCTTCTTCCATGTATACCACTAGGAATTGAGGTTGGTAGTTTAACAGAATCTTTTGGGTCTTTAATAATCAAACAATCCCAGCCAGGAAAAGTTTTATTAAAAAAATCTTGTTTCATCCATGGCGATCCTATAACTAAACCAGGTTTAACCAAACACATACTACCATCATTATGTCCACCAATTGCAATTGTACTTTTTTTATGTTTATGATTTGGTTTCATTTTAGTGTACCAATCATAAAAACCTATTCTATCGCATTCATCAACAATAAGTCTATCACCAACTCTAGTCAAAGACATGGCTGCATACTGCCAAGTTTGCCATACATATTTACTAAAATCAATAGGATGTTTTTTTCTATTTGTTTCAAAATATTTTAGATCATCCCAAGATGGCTCCCAAGTCTTAGGTGCCCCTATATCATGCTGACCTTCTAGTGTAACTTGAAATGGTCCAAGTTTATTTGGATCAAACTGTTTACATAATTCTATATTAACATTATCAAAAAAACTTAAAGGATGATGATCTTCATCTTTTGATGATATTCCTATTGTACAAAATATTTCATCACCAAGAGTTATATAATTATCTCTAGGATTAATCATAGGTTTAGGTAATGATCCATTTGGATTATGTTCTCGCCATTCTCCAAAAGATGAATATTTTAATAGTGTACCGTCTTGAGTCCATTGTGGTGCAGTCTGTATAACTTCAACTCCTAAATCTACAAGGGTTTTAATTATAACATTTAAATCTTCTTTTGTCTCTCGTAAAACTTTTTGAATACTGTCTCTAAGACTTTCATCTTCTAGATCATCAAAAAAACTAGGATCATAAACATTACCTATTACAACTTGTTTTAATGGATCGAAATGAGTCCAACTGTTAGGTTTATTATATTTCATTATACAAATACTCCGCCCATTCTTTATGTGCTTTTTCTGTTGGATGAAAATCTTTTGTCATCCTACTTTTATCTTCTTGTAGATAATGCCACATACTATATCCACCTAACTCTTTAAAAAATGGCCATCCAATAATTTTTTCGTAATCTATATTATTTTGAATAGTTTTTAAAAAATAATTTTGATAATAATTCTCTTGTTGTGGTGATGGTGCTAATGCACTAAACATTCTATACTCTACATTATGTTTTTCTAAAAATGATTGCATCATAATTATATCTGAAAGATATCTATTCATATGTTTTATTGGATTTGGATCATGACCTGTTATATCTGCTTGAAATAATTTTTGTCTTGCCATATCTGTCAATCCAATAACAACTAAACCATTTGCATCTTTTCTTTGTATGCCTTCAACTGTTTTACCAAACATAGTTTCAACTGTTTTCAAAAAAATAGAATTGTTTGAATAACCAGACCATCCCCAATTTACAACTTCTAAATCTAATTTCTTTCCTAAGTATTCAGGCCAACATAATTGTTTGTTATTGTAATTTGTAAAACTACAACCAAACGCATATAGTCTAGAAAACTTTGACATTATATTTCCTTTCAAATTCTAAAGCATCTTCCCATGTATTAACCATTGGTTTACCTTTTATATTTAAACTTGTATTTAATAACATAGGACAACCTGTTTGATTATAAAATTCTTCTAGTATATCTCTAAGTATAGAGACACAACCTATTTCAACTGTTTGTACTCTTGCAGTTCCGTCAACATGTGTAACCGATTTATAATCATGCATTGCCCTTGATGTAAATTGCATATATCTATTCTTACGACCTTCAAAATATTCGTCAGCATATTCTTCAAGTATTGTTGGTGCGAAAGGTCTAAATTTTTCTCTCTGTTTTATTTCATTAACAGTATCTTTAATATCTAATCTAGGATCAGCAAGTAATGATCTATTGCCTAATGCTCTTGGGCCAAACTCTGCTTTACCATTTGCAACTCCACAATATCCATGTTGCAATATATGATATACAACCTCTTTTGGATTTACTTCTTGTTTTATTTCCTCACCTAGATATGGGTGTTTCCAATTTAATTTTTTCTTTTCTATTAATGCAACTGCACCTAAACTTGATCCAGCATCGCCAGGATTTGGCATGATCCAAATATTAAATCTATCTGGTATCTTACTATTTGCTACACAATTCAAAGCACATCCACCCATAAGAACAAGATTACTGTATTCACAATATCTTAATAACTCTAATAGTTTTGTTTCATATAAATTTTGTGCTGACGCAGCCAGATCAAAAGGGTGTGCATGTGGTAATAATCCATGTACGCCTCTATGATTATTTCTATATAACATATCTTCTAAATCATGTTTTGGCTCTCCGTATGCAGCCATACCCATTGTAATATATTCTTCTTCATTAGGTTTAAATCCTATTCTTTCTGTAATTGCTGAATAAAACAATCCTAGTGAATATGGATACTTCCATGATTTAATTTTTTTCATTTCATTATCTTTACATTCCCATATTGATATTGTATCCCACTCACCTATTGAATCAATTACAATAACATTACATTCATTAAAAGGTGATGTATAATAACCTGCGGCCGCATGTGTTTCATGGTGTCTGAATATATGTGTGTATTCTCTTTTATATTTTACTTTAGGTTGTAAACTCCAAAAATTTCTAGTATTCTTCCAAAAATAGTTTTCATAGAAAGCAAGATTGTCATACCAATCAACATTATTCCATTGATCGTCATGTACCCATCTATCATTTTTTGTTTGAGAGTATCTTTCACTATGACCTGCATAAAGTATTTCTTGATCTTTAATTACTGTCATTGAAGCATCATGAAAACCTTCTGATATTCCTACACTAATCATTTTCTTCCTTACATATATGTTGACACTCATCTGGTGCTTTATTTGGGTCTTTAAAACTATTAGGTAAATCTTTTGTAAACCAATCCTTGTTTAATATATTTTTTAATGTATCATTCTTTAAATTATATTTGTCTTTATTCTTTTGATAATCTTTTAATACATCATGGTCATTCTCTTGTTTTGCTAAAGGGTTACCTTCTACTTCATAATGTTGATTACACAAATAACAACAAGGCCAAACTTGACCATCTGGGTTTACTACTGTCGAAGTTGTACCGTTCATAAATTTACATACAATTTTAGTCATCTGCCTTTTCTAAATATTCTTCTTGTCCTTGTTCATTAATAAAATTAAATTTAGTTCCACCAAAATAAAATCTATTAGAATTACAAAACTCATGATTTTCTGATCCATTATCTTTTGCAAGTTTTGATATTTCTTTTTTGTAATCTTGATTATGTTTAAAAATAATAGATTGAGATAATACTGTTGCTGGTGTTTGAGATAGTGTATTCATATTATTTAATACTTTTTTTAATGATGCACCTCTTCTATATTTTTGATGCATTTCTTCTGTAATACCATCAATATCAAATACAATAGAAAGTCTAGTTCCACATCTAATACCTAAGTTCCAATAAAACTCTTCGTTTCTAATACTACCATTTGTAGTAATTAATACTTTTGCTTTTGAATTGTCAATAATATAATGACATATTTTTTCTATATCTTTAGCCATCATAGGATCGCCCCAAGTTCCACAAAAACTATATTCCTCTATATCGTCTAAAGTTTCTCTAGGAAACATTTTAATAAAGTCGTCTAACGACCAAGATATTATTGGCAACCAATCAACATCACCTAAACCATTTGAATCTGTTCTATGACATTGTGGGCATCTAGCATTACATCTATTTGTAATTGCTATATCAACAGTTTTAGATAATGAAAAAAATTTATCATTTATCATCATCGTCTCTGTAATCTTCATAGATAAATCTAACAGGCTCTTCTTCTTCTTTTTTAAATACAAAGATTGATTTAAATCTATTTAAGTAAAATCTAAAGTATAACATAAACATTTTAAATTTTCTTTTCATTACATTATCCTACTAAAGTTTTGTACCTTTTCAAAACGAATACTATTTCTAAACTTATCAGCAAGTTGGTCACCTTTGTGTGATATAACAAAAGTGTTTTCACCTTCTAGTGTATTAAGTATCCTTAAAAACTCATCTGTACCTTGACCATCTAAACTTGAATCAAATATCTCATCTAATATTAGCAAGTTTGTGTTTGTAGAGTTTTTCATTTTCGCTACTGCTCTCCAAGTAAATAATAATGCTAAATCTATTCTCATCTTTTCACCTTCACTAAAAGAAGCATAATTAAATGTATCTCTAAATCTTGACTTAATTGTTTCAGTAAAGTTTTCGTCTAATTGAAAGTTAACATAGAAGTCCATACTCATAAGATACTTATTAATCAATTGATTCATGATAGGTAGATACTGTTTAATTATCTTAGTCTTAATACCTGTATCATTTAATATTTCTCTAGCAGTATTAACATATGTTATTTCTTCTTTTACTTTTAGTCTAGTTGCTTCAACACCTTTACATTTATCTTTTTCTAATCTAAGATTTTCTTCATCCTTATCAGATATCTTACCTGATTTAAATTTCTCTATATCTGATTTTAATTTTGTATTATATTTTTCTAATTCTATAATTGATGAAAGTAATCCTGCTCTTTGAGCTTCTGCACCTCTAATAACTTGTAATGCATTATCAATCTCATCTACTTGTTTTTGAACATCTGTTATTTCTGTTTTTAATTTAGTTGCACCCTCAGACAATTCAGTTACTTTAGTTTTTCTTTCTTTAACCATTTCATCTTTGTGATCTGATTGTATATCTTGTAAACATGTTGGACAATTTTCATTGTCAGCAAAAAATACTAATTCTTTTGTTAATTGTTTATGTTTCTCTGTTAGTGTTGATCTAATATCTCTTAACTTTCTTAACTTCTCATCATACTTAGCTTCATCTTTAATTTTAGATTTTAAACTTTCTATTTGTTCTTCAAGTATTTTACTTTCGTCTGTTCTTTCACTTAATATATCTTCGTTATCTGATAATGTTTTTTGTTTATCTTTTATTATCTCATCTTTATCTTCTTTAATATCACTAATAAAATTTTCTTGTAATGCAATCTTTTCAACTGCCATATTAAATTGATAATCTAAATCTTTAACTTCATCTGTTAAGTCTTTAAGTTTTGTTTTAAGTATTAAATTCATTAAAGAAAATATTTTAATATCTAATATCTCTTCAACAACTTCTCTTCTATGTACAGCTTTCAATTGCATAAAAGGAACAAACGAAGCATTACCTAAAATAACAACTTGCGTAAATGATCGATAGTTTAATTTTAATACTTGTTGTTCTAAAAACTTTTGATAGTCTCTAGCATTTGCCTCTTGATTTATCATAACATCATCACAATAAATTTCAAACTTGTTAGGTTTAATACCTCTAACAATCTTCCATTCTTTAGTACCAACTCTAAATTCTATTTCAACAATGCAATCTGTATTGTTAACTGTATTAACTAATTGTGATTTAGATATTACTCTAAATGGTTTACCAAATAAAGAAAAACATAATGCATCAAGAATAGTAGATTTACCACTACCATTTTCACCAACAATCAATGTAGATTTTTGTCTATCTAATTGTATATCAGTAAATTGATTACCTGTACTTAAAAAGTTTTTCCAACGAATATGTTTAAAATGTATCATAATTTATATTCAAAATTTTGTGTTTCCTCATTTATGTGTACCTGTTTGGCACCATTCCTAATATGGAAGTGTGTTGCCATAGGTGTCAATGGTGATAGTGTGACTAGTCTTTCATACTTATTTTCTTTTACCCATTTACCAAGTTTCTTAACTATCTCTTTACCTGCACCTCTTTTTCTAGACCATACTGTATATGCAACTCCAACTTTACCGTCTTTAACTCTAGACATGTAATCCATTTCTCTAACAGTAAAAGGAACCTCTGGGCAAAATGCAACACAGATAATTGCTTCAATCTCATCATTGTATTTTAACCCAAAGATTTTTCTACCATGTGTAATTCTAAAACCTAAAGTTAACTCAGGTCTTACTGGGTCCTCTGATACATCGATATTATCAAGTTCAACTAACTCAGTTCCTTTAACCCATTTAAAAAAATCTTCTATATTGTCTTTCCATTTTTTCATAATTCATTACCCCAACTATCCCAACCTGCTCGTTCTCTTCTAGCAAATAATTCTACATATGGACCTTCTAATAAATTTTCTATATGAGAATAAATGATCTCTGGTTTACGACTATGTTCTTGTCGTTTATCTACAACTAATTGTGGGATTGATTTTGAAATTCTTTGTGGTTTGCCTTTTGTTGCTAACAAACATTGCTCAGGATTACATCTAGTCCAATAACCTAGACCTGTAAAAAATCCTAATTTGTTTTTATTTGTTTTCGCCCATGTGAATCCAACTGTCTTGTAATCAAAACCCCATGACTTAATAACTTCTAATGCCTGTGGCATCATACTATCAATCATCCACATTAATAAAACACAATCTTTGTCTGCTAATTTTTCAACAGGTAAATTACATATGTCTTTCATATTCATACAATCATAATGTTGCTCAGGACTTCTATCTTTTCCTTTATCTGAATAGGTCTTGAAAGCCCATGGCGGGTCTGCGTATATTACTTTATACTTAGAGTTCCAAGTCTTGAGCTTCATTATATAATCCTCGCATAGTACTTTTAAGTCTATCTTTATCTAAATCAATTTCTAATTCATCAATGTATTTGTCTAATAATGTTGTAGTATCTTCAGCATACTTAACAATATCATCTGACACATTGTCAGCATTTGTATCTGAAAAGTCTTCTATAATCTTAACTTCATGTGCATTTGCTTTTAATAATCGTTCCATGAACATATCAAATTTGTATAAGTCTTTTTTATTTACAACAATAACTTTAACATATTTTCTTTGATATTGTGATACATCATGTTTGTCATAATCTTCTTGCGAATCATCATAATAAATTTTTTCATGTATCCTTAATGGATTAACTATTCTTTTTAATTCTAAAGATTCTGTATCAAATATATGGAATCCTTTTTTGTCATTATAATCATTCCAATAAATCTCATAAGGATTACCTAGATAATAGATATGTCCGTCATCTGATTTGTGGTGGAAGTGACCTGTGAATACTGTATGAAACTTTTTAAATAATTCTTTTTCATATCCTTGTTCGTTTATCTGTCCTTTATGCATTTGGAAACCTTTAATCTCTAAATGCCCCATACAAATTTGTGCTTTAGTTTCATCAATCATACCCATAGAATAAATATAATTTTGTTGATTAATCCATGGCATAAACAAAATGTCTAGTCCACCTATATTAACTTCTGTTGCATCTGCATATAAATGAAACTTCTTATTTGATTCACCTATTAATTCTTGTAATGAGTTTACATCATTTGTATTTTTAAAATAGATATCATGATTACCTACTAAACAATGAAAGTCTATTTTTAAATGTTTTAATGGTAATATAAATCTTTCTCTAAACTCTTTAGCAGTTTTATATGAAACATATTTTCTACGATCCATAAGATCGCCTAAATGTAAAACTGTTGTTATACCATGTTGTTGTAAATAAGGAAAGAATATTCCCTCATAGAAATTATAAAAATATTCTGAGAAGTTATCATTATCATTTCTAGCACCAAAGTGTGTATCTGTTATAATTGCTACTTTCATTTTTTATCGTCTTCCATAAAAACTTCTAAACCTTCATTCGCATGATCTTTCACTTTTTCTTTTGTTTTATATACAGGCTCATCTGGTAACATAATAGTTGGATCAAAACCTTGAATACTATAAGCAGTATTATCACCAGGTAATTGTGTATGAGTCATATATGCTGACTTTTCTATAATTTTGTGTTTGATATGTGTTTGCTTTTTTTCTTTTTGTATTCTTCGAATAAAAGCATAATAGATTATTTGTGTGAAATATGCAAAAGGATTATTGGATTTAGATGGGTCAAAGTTATAAAGATATTGCAAACAGTTTTCAATACCATCTGATACCATTTCTTCTTTGTAAGTATAGTTTACAAAGTTAGGTCTGAATGATAATCCATTTGCGATCTTTAAAAAACATTCACCGATGTAATGAGGTACAGCAGGTCTTTCATCACCACACTCTGAAGCATCCTTACAAAGCTCTTTAAATTTTTTCATTTCTTCAAAGAGTTTTTTATTATCTACATAATGTTCTTTTTTTGATTTTACTTTAGCCATTGATTCATTTTATATATTGTGTTAAACTAACATATAATACTATATGTTGTCAAGGATTTTTTGGGATTTAATGTAACTTTTTCTTATCGATAGGTGGACGATGCATCATGTCTTCACTTTCCAAATCAGCGAGCTGATCCAAGATTTCATCATATTGTTCTCTTGTAGGTCTAGTATGTAACCTACGCCCAATTCGTTCTCCTCTTTCTTTTACTTCCCATTCTTTTTTAGAAAGGGCTTTCTCATTATTTAAAAATACTTTAAGTTGTCTTCTGTAAAAACTTATTAACCCTGCTGACGCAGGTGCTATTGTAACTATTGATGATTTTTTTACTTTAATGCTACTGTCATCTGAATATGGATGTAACCATGCAGTCAAAGTTAAAGTCTCAACAATACCTCTCTCTGATAACGCTGGATGCGTATTCATTTTCATTGGATTAATCATTGTTGTATAATCATCCTTAGTAGATGATTGAATATCACATACAAGATCATCGCCATTAGTTAATTTAATGTAATACATATATGTCCTTTTAAGTATGGTTTAAACGAAATTAGCGACACGCTGATAAGGGTTTCATTGTGTATCATATGTTGACCCTATCAATTCTATAATCGAATTGTTCCTCATTATAGATATTTATTCGTTCTTGAAAATGCAATAGTGTAAAGTTCTTTTTATTTTTATATGAAAGATCGTCTGCTATATCAAATAGTTTAACACCTTTCTTTTGTTCAGTACGCCTTAAACCACGACCTATTGATTGTAATACTTTTATTCTAGATTTGTATGGTGATGCAAATACAACATTATGTAAGTTGCGAATATTAATACCAGTAGAAAAAACTCCGTAAGATGCAAGTATAACAATATTATTTTTCTTTTCAGCGATGTTCCTAATCTGTTCTCTATCATCCGTTCCTACTCCACCATGTACGAAATAAACTTCTTTACCTATATCTTTAAACAACTCTAATAGTCTTTCACCATGTTTTTCAACTCTTGTATAAAGACATAATACATTTCCTTTTACATTCTTACATAAGTCTCTAATAAACTTATTTCTTTTATCATGAGATATTAAATAATCTATTTCATCGTTGTATGAAAAATCTTTACTACACATTTGTTTACTTACTTTTTCATCATGTCTTAGTAATAAACAATCAATTGATAGTTTGGCAATTGTATCTTTATCCATAAGCTCTTTTGTTGTTGTTACATGTTCGGCAGCTCCAAACAAACCTTCTAATACTAATCTATTTGTTTGTGTACCATCTAGTGTACCTGTAAATCCAAATCTATATGGACAATCTTCTAATTTTTCCATAATCATTGTTAAAGACTTTGCTTTAAATAAATGTGCTTCATCACCAAAGATAACTTTATAATCTTTAAAAAATTTTTTAGGCATTTTGTATAGTGATTGCCATGTAGATATAACCACAGGTTTATGTGTCTCTTTATCATAACCAGAATATATTTTGTGTATCTTTTTTTGTGACCAACCATATGATACAAAGTCTGTTGCCATTTGTTCTACTAAAGATGTTGTTGGTACAATAATTAGTATCTTCTTTTTTCCATTAAGTAACACCAAGTAATAAAATCTAACTAATACATAAATGATATATGACTTACCACTTGCAGTTGGTGATACAAACAAACCTCTTTGTTTCATCAATGCACTAATAATACATTGTAATTGATAGTCTCTATATTCTAAAGGGATTTTAAGTGATTTGATAAATCCTATGACATTTTTTTCTGTAACATTAGGATCGTGTTTAAGATTATCATCAATAGTATATGTTATACCATTCTGATTTAAAAATTCTTTTATATATGGAAGTAGACCTACATAGATTGTATTGTTTCGTAAAGAAAATAATCTTATCTTACCATCCCACATTCTATTTCTAACCGTGGGCATAAACTTAGCACCTGGTACTTCGAAAGTAAAATAAGTTGATAGTTCTTTTGCTACCGATGGCTCGCAATGAACATAAAGATGTACATCATTAATTTTCTTTATCCAAACAATCTCTGACATATCTTAACGCTTTTTTACAACAATCAAATTATGATTTTGTTTATATATTTCTGCCTGGTCAAATTTGTTTACCCAATCATCAACAAACTTTGTTACATCATTAAATAAATTATAGTCATGAAAAATACAATAACCATTATCTTCAAGATTATTCCAAAAATTCATTGTGTCTTTTCTTATAGAGTTTCCGTAATGTTCACCATCAATAAGAATAACACCAAACTTTTCTTTTAATGATACTTTATGGGAGTCTTCTTTAATATGATTAAATCTTTCGACATAATCTTTTGGAAGATATTTTACAACATCTTTTAATTTATCTTTTAAATCTATTGATGTAAGTTTTCTATCTGTATCTGCTGTTGCATCTAAGATAATAACCGTAGACCCACCTTGACCTATCTCTAATATATTACCTTGAGTTTTATTGGAAATAAAATCTTCTAGAAACGAATACTCTTCGTTTCGCATTTGTTTTATATTGGTAAACCAAAAATCTTGTCGCATTACTGTAATCCTGCTTCAAATTTTTGAGCCTCCAAACAATTCTTAATATCCCACCCTCTAGCTTGAATAGACTTTAAAGCACCATCAATGTACTTACAAGTTTCATCTAGATAAACTATTTTATTTTCGGATTTGATAATGTCTTCATCGGATTCGATGTAAACTGAAAGGTCTGTTTTAAGTACTTTTAAATCAAATGGTTTGGTAGCATATATTTTGGCATCAGCCTTTCCACCATAGTATTCCCATTTCTGTCGGTAAAGTACTTTGTATTCCCCTTTCGCTTTCGCAAGTAAGAAAGCGAAATTGGTTTTGTAGTCTAAAAATTTTGCGTATAGTTCTTGATTCCGTAAAGCTTCTGTATCTAAATGATCTTTGTTTACAGGTAGTTCTTTATATACGATTTGTTTTAATTCGTCTAAAGTCATAATAAAAATATACTACACTAATTGGTGTAGAATGTCAAGGGTTATTTACTTGCTTTTTTGATTGCTCTGATAAGTTTATCTTTAGTAAGTCTTCTATCTAATTCGATTCCAACTTTACGACCTATCTTTTCTAAATCTTTTTTAGACTTTTTCTTTAAGTCTTTTACATCAACTTTTTTCTTACCACCAAAATTTTCTGAAAATTTATATGTCTTAATTGGTTTTTGCCAACTAAAAAGCCATGCACTAAACTTCTTTTCTAGTCTCTTAAACATATTCATAAGATTTCTCCTAAACAAATTTATTAATAGTATAATATTTATATTGAAACTCAGCAGTTGCTTTAAGATAATCGACACTTGTTTGTTCTTGCGAAAACTCTAAAGCTGTTAATGCTACAGGGTGAAGGTCTTGAAATTTTACTTCTGCAATAGGATTGTTTTTATTTGTAAGTAATGTTATTGTTGCGTCTGAGAACATACCCTTTGCCGATGTTCTAAGAGTTGTTTCACCTATGTCTGTTTCTTTACCCCTAGATGCTTCTGGTGTAACAGAATTAGTTGATCGCCAATTAGAAAATTGTGTATGTGATTGTGGGAAACCAATTGCAATTAACCAATTGTGTATTTCCATATAGTTTTCGAATGTTTCATTAACTAAAAATTGTAATGAAAGATTTTCGAATGTAATTTCATCACCCATAACAGGTATCTGTTTCATAGGTGTTGGAATAACTGCTTCACCAAGATTGATACCAGGTAATGTTAAGTTAGTTATAAAAAACTCTACTTCTGGTAACTGATTAATAACCAGTTGAAACTGCGTTGGTGACGCATAATCGATATTTGATGGTTGTCCTCTTATAGCCATAATACTATTTATCTATCTCTTCCCACTCTTTCTCATTAGCTTTCTGAATCATTTCTTTATCTTCTTCGGGTAAGTCTTTGTACGCTTCTATTTGTGCGTTAACCTTATCCCAAAATGCTTCATTATATCCTTTAAACTTCCATTTAATCTCTGATGAACAAGAAGTTAAAAGTATTGCTAGACTGATTGTGAGTAATATTGTTTTCATATTGTTATTTATATGATTAAAAAAAAAGGGCGCCGAAGCGCCCTTTTTCGAATTTGATATCCAACTAGGATTACATTAAGTTTGTAACTTTAACTCTTCTGTAATATTTGTTAGTATTTGCAGAAATAGAGATTGCTCCATTTGCGCCTGCTGCTACTGTTCCTGTGTGGAACGGGTTAGCCGCAATACCATATCTAGTTTTGAAACCAATTTTAGGTTGGAATGAATTTTCACCAACTGCTCTTACCATTTGTAGAGGTACATATGGGCAATAGAACATACCAGCATCGTAAGGTGATGTTCCTTTGTAACCACAAACATAGTATTGACTAGCTGCAACATTAGCTGCATACGGGTCAACATATACTTTGTATCTACCGTTAAGTACACCAGCGAAAGTTGTGCTTGTGTCATCAACATTTAGGTTAGTTGAAAGAGCAGGAGTGTAGTCTAATACTCCAGCCATTTGAAGAGCAGATGCAACGTCAGCACTTGTTATGATGATGTTACCTTTTCCTCTTCTGGTTTGTTGTCCTATAGCATTCGCATCTCTTTCGATAGCAAATAATAGTCCTTTGAATTTCTCAACAGACCATCTTCCGTTTGAGTCTGTATCTAAATCAAAGATACCTGCAGTTGTTGTATTTACTGCCGCGCCTTTTACAGCTGAAAAGTAAATATTTCTAACTACTTCTCTGTTGATCTCAGTTAAGATTTCAGCAGATAGGATGTTTGCTAACTCAGTCTCAGCGTCTAAGCCGTGAACTGCTTTAAGGTCTTGAGCAAGTTCCATTGTGTATTCAGCTTTAAGAGCTCTTGATACAGCAGTAACAGTATGTTTTTCAATACTGAAAGCCATTTCAGCGAACTCGTCTGTGCCATCACCCAAAGTCTCAGCTTCAGTTGTAGTCATACCAGTTGCAGTTGAGTAAGTACCAGCACTTGGTGAGTCGTTCAATGCAGCAGGGTTAGTACCAGATTGATCTCCACCACCAGTATTACCAGCAGCATCTTGGTTTGACAAGAATGGAATTTGTTCGTCAGCTAATGCCTCTGCGCCGTCACCTGATGCAGCTCTTGCTCTCATAGCAAAAATAAGTCCTGTTGGACCAGTCATCGGTTGAACGCCACATACGTCATAGGCTATTAAGTTAGGCATACTTCTTCTAACAAGTGAAATTAGGATCGGGTCCCAATTGTCAACATTAGCGCCAGTTGCGTTAGTTGGTGCAGCTTCACCTAAGAAGCTTCTGTCTTCTTTCAAAGACTTCTCTTGGTTTTCCAAGATCAAAGTAGTCACAGCTCGTCTGTATGCATCCTCAATTTTTGGTAATTCAGGGTGCTCTAGGACTGGCTGCCACTTTTCTTGTAGATGTTGTGTTTGAAACATTTTGTTTCTCCTTTTTATCTATATTTATTAATTGCCGTGTGTTACAGCAGTTTTTCCTATGGCCTTTGTATATCTATCCATAGGGGAACCCTCTGTAATGTCCTGTACAGCGGTGCCAGTTTCTACTTCATCATTAACGCTTGAAGTTTCAACTTTTTGTCTAGGGAAGTAAGACTCTTTAACTGTGTTTAACTTTTCAGTATAACCAGCTTCGTTTGAGTACTCAACATCCTGAGCCAAAGTTTGGAACTTCTCAATTTCTGTTTCAGTTAGATCAGAAGTGACCTCTGACATAACCTTCTCTTTAATTAGATCAGAGTTAGATTTTTTCTGTTCAACAACTTGTTGAATAGTTTCTTCTAATTTCTTTTCTAGTGTAGAGATTTTGTCTGCCTGTGCTTCAAGTACATTGTACTTGTCGTTAGGCACATCGATATAATGATCTTCAAACAATGTTTTTAGACCACCTATAAAATCTTCAGCGATCTCACCCTTTAGTCCTCTTTCAAGAGCAAGTTCGTTTTCTTTCATCCACTCTTCGACAACATAGTTTAAATAGTTATCAACTTTTTCAGTTATCGATTTTCTGTTTTCAGTTTGAGCTTCAATTAACTCGTCAGCATATTCGCCTTCTAGTCTTTCGATCTCAGTTCTGATTTTAGATTTAACAGCAGTTTCGAAAATTGTAGCTGCTTTGTTTTTGAAATCTTCTGAAAGATTTGAGTCGTTTGATAAAAGAGCATCAACATGTTCTTTAACATCAACTGATTTTAATCTTTCCTCAGTTTTTGCAGATGCTTCAGCTTCTTTTGCTTCAGAGTTCTTAGACACTTTGCTCATCATTTCTTGCATTTTTCCAGCATTCATTTTTTTCATGCCATCTTGCATTTCTTTGAACATTTCGTCTTTAGTCTTATTCATAGAAGCCTTCATGTAAGAAGCATATAACTCAGACATTTCATCTTTTTTCATAGACTTCATTGCCTTCATCATTTGACCTTGCATTTCTTCAATGTCAACGACTTCTTCTTTTTGTTCTTCTTTTGCAACTTCTTTATCACCTTCAGATTTAGTGTCTAAAGATTTCTCGTCATCTTTATCTTCTTCTTCTTTAAGTTTAGGAGTTGCGTCTGGTTTGCCTTCTTTTTTCTGAGCAGGATCACCAGCAATTTCTTTAGCTTTAGCTACGACTTTCTTAACAGGTGCATCCGATTGTTCTCCGTCAACTACAGGTTTACCTGTGTCTTGAACTTCGTCTCCACCCTTAGCGCCGTCAACATCAGCTTTATCCATTGGTTCGGCTTTCATTGCGCCTCTCTTAGGAGCATCAGCACCATTGGCTTCTTCTAATTCTGCCAAAACTTCCGCTTCTAATTCCTCAATGGTTTTGTCTAATTCATTAGCCATGGGGATTTCTCCTTAATTTGTTAAATTTAATTATAATTATATTTATATACTTTTATTTATAAAACAATCGAATTACACCCGTAATTCTTCCGCCTTATAAACAAAAATTCTATTGTCACTTAGTTTTGTGGAGGTTGGAACGATATCGACTTCATAATCTAACTTCTTATTAGAGAATACAGTCATGTTCGTTGTTACCAACACATTACTAAAATCTTCTTCGTATTCCGTTGTCATTCTTTCTCTTGTAGTGTCAACTAATCCCATAAAAGACCACATTTTGATAAAGATATCTGGCAAAACCTTCATCTTCCCTTTAAGTGTGTCTATATTACAAAAGACAACATCATACTTTCTATCAACAACATCATACCGTTCTATACTTTGTTTCGTAAAGATGTATTCCCCATTATATTTAAATCTTTGGATATACTCTTGTTGTTTGTCTTCAAGATTAAATCCATGACCTCCTTTTGAAGGCCGCCAAGTTTCTGCTTCATCAATGTTCGTTGCAGTCTTGACATCATTATCGTATTGTGCTAGGAAGAAATCTAAGTTACTCATTCCACCTAAACTCAACACGCTCTTAACATTATGATTACGAAATAAACTATTTAATATTTCCACTTCGTAAAGATCATAATGATAATAATCCTTTTTCTCACGATTTGGTTTTTGAATACGAGTCAACTCGTTAAACCAACTATACATAATATACCTTATTTATTTATAAGATTTCTAAGCTGCGTATGACTTAACTTTAGAAATCAATGAATCTGAAAATATCTTTTCCCATTTTTCATATATAGGAATTGCTTTTTCTTTCATCTTCATTTTGTCTTCTTCACTAATTCTTGTAATAGTCTTACCATGTTTCTTTGCTTCTAACTCATAGTTTTCATGATCTTCCTCAGACCATTTTCTTTCTAGTCTTGCAACTTTAATAGCTGTCTTTCTAAAGATTTCTTGATCTTCATCTGACAAAGTTGACCAGAAATCATTTGATACCATGATGTCTGTAATAAACATGTTATGGTTTGTGTTCAACCAATATTTAGCTTCGGGAAATCTAGTGTAAGTATTTTCAACTGACTCTGCTTCCAAGTCTGACATTTCCAACCATTCTGTATTTGATTGAATAACTTGTCTTGAAGTTTCTACACCAAGTTCTTTGATGTAATCTTGGCAAACAGGGTTTCCACCAACTTTAATTTTATTAGAGTTTTGTAGATCAGCCAAATTTGAAATTTTAGTATTAGACCCAAAGTTTCTGTATCCACCTGAATATGTGTATGCTAATCCTTGTACATTTAGATGATGAGATAATTTAAAATTTAATTCATCACCTAGATCACCTTCCATTGCTTTTGAACAATGATCGTGTGATTCAAATAAGAATGGTAAATCTAATGCTAGAAAATCTTTTACACCATCATGCATTTGACCGATTTTATAAACTTCGGTTTGTGACATTTGATAGTCATTGCACGATAACGCAGTTACAGGTAACTTACCTGTTTCAGCTTCAAAATGTTCTTCACTTTCTTTTTCGTGAATTACGATTTCGTATTTTCCTTTTGTTGCATCTTTGATTGCTTCTTGAAACGCTTTAGCTGTTCTAATGAACAGATTTACAGGTTTGTGTGCAATCAACCAATTTACTTTAATACTCATAATTTCTCCTATTATAACTGTTTTAAAAACTTAGCAAACTCTAAACTAGCTTCAATACTTTTTCTCGCTTTTGCTTTCGCTTCTATTCTTGCTTTTGCTTCTGCAACATGTGCTTCAATTAAACTTCCATGATCCCAAACCCACTCTTTGCCTTCCATAATACCTTCAACGAAAGCACTTGGAGCAGATGGGTCTGATACTATATCACCTGCTGTTGCTAATTTAAAATCTGATCTTACATAATTTGCAGCGCCTCTAGAATCTAATGATCCCATTCCTCTAGATGAAACTCCAAGAGTTGCACCTTCGTCCATAAGATTTTTTACAATCTTACCCATTGGTGTGTCCATAATTTTAGCTTCACCTATAAAGTTATCACCATCTTGTTTTAAAGATGTAATCATATGTGATACTCTATCAAGGTTAACTGTTGGACCATCTGGGTGTCCTAGTTCACCGAACGCTCTATTTTTGTTTATAAATTCTTTGTTATAAGATTTAACTTCTTTCACCAAAACTTCTCTTGGATACACTCTACCATTTCTGTTCTTAATGTTAGACTGCATAAAGATTCCTCTAATCTTGTAATCTTTTTTTCCGTTTTTTTCTTCTATTAAGAAATTAGATGAATCGAAATCGTTACCTTCTGTAATTAGTTTAACTGTTTGCATTATTGAATGTTATCGTAACCCGATACCTTTCTGCAATGTAAAATTATTGTTCCTACTGAGGCTGATGAATTGGTTAATTGAATATCGCCTGTTACACCTGAACCTGCATTGTTAGCAATAGACGGAACATGTTGACCACCTCCGTTAATACTACCAGTTCCGTTTAGTGATAATGCAACAACATCTGAAGTTGCGTCAAATAAAATGTCTGTTTGTGAACTTGTTGACCATGTACAAGATACAATTGATAGTCTTGGATTTGTATCTGCACCTGCTAATGCAGAAGCGTCAACAATTGAAGCCGCTGAATTAGTGCCTGTTGTTGTAACTTTTACAACATGTTCGAAATCTGAATCTTTTAGTGTTTGTAGTACTACTGCCATTGTTCTTCCTTAATTCATAAACTGCGTTGCTTCTTTTTCAAAGTAATCATAGAGTTTCTTTTCGGGTACTCTATGTTTCTTAGCAACATCTGTTATTGTCTTCTCAAAGTTATTTAGGAAATTTGACCCCTTAGAATCCATTTTTTTGAATAAATCATCAATCGCTTTCTTCATTTTTGGCGATTGTTTCCTATATTCTCTAGATTTCTTATGCTCATCTTTCTCAAAGATTGATGAATACAGGTCATTCCATTTCATCTTAAACTACTCTTTCGATGTTTCTGCTGGTGCTTCTGCAGGCGTTTCGTCTTTCGCTGGAGTTGCATCTATATGATTATTAACTAATCCTTTTGCAACTTCCATTTTTTTAGTCTCGATTGCGTCAGCAATCTTCGCTTTCATAGCACCTTTGAATGCATCTTCAGCATCAAGAGTTGATCCCTTTGCTATTGCATCTACTATTTTATCTGGCATAATATTCTCCTATCTTATGTATTATTTATATCATCGTCAGCACCATCTTGTTTATCGGTGTCAACTTCTTTATTTGGATCAACAGGGTCGACCATTGGCTCTCCACCGAATGAAGGTACTCTAGTAATACCATCGTTACTTCCTACATCCACTCCGCCATCTTCGGTGTCGGCTCCTGCTTCTTTATTAATTTGTTTTCGTATCTCTGCTATTTCATAATCATTCATTTTCAATACTTGTTTGTAAACAAACTCTTTACTAAAGAAAGTACCAATGTAATTTTCTACTGATCCTAACATATTAATTCTTTCATTTAATAACTCTTGCGCTTTTAACTCAGCAAAGTGTCCGTCTTTTAAGAAGTCAAATTGAATATGTTCTTTTATTTGAGACCACTCTTCAATATTGATAATACCTTTTAAGATAAGTTGTGTCTTCAACATATCTAAGAATAAAGGTATAAACTTCTTTCTTATTCTTTGAATAAATTTAGTAAACTTCAATTCGTCTCTAGTAATCTCTGTTGATCTTCCTAATGAAAATGATTGTTCTGCTTCTAATCTTGAAATAGGAACATTCAAACTTCTGTATAGTTTTCTTTGGAAGTATGTAATGTCATCTATCTCACCTAAGTTTGATCCGCCTGGTAGAGTAGTAATTTCTGTTCCTCTTCCACCTTCTCTTCTAGGTAACCAGAAGTCTTCTAACATTGACATGTGATTTCTATCGTCTCTTATCTCACCTGTCTTCGCATCATAAACAAGTTTATTTCTATACCTGTTCATAACATCTTTTAAATATTGTTCTGCTTTTAGTTTTGGTAAGTTACCAACATCAATATAAAATATTCTTCTTTCTGGTGCTCTTGATATTCTGTAAATAACTAAACTGTCTTCAATCATTCTTAATTGATTAACAGGTTTAATTGCTTTATGTAAATAAGATAATACTTGATTTTTGTTTGCGTCAATCAGACCAGATGGTACATAAGTTATTGCGTCATCGGCAATTCTCATACCTTGATTCATCATACCCTTTAACATCTTTTCATTGTAAAGGTAATAGTCTTGTTCATCTTTAACAATAACTGATCCTTGTGGGCCAGGTACTTTCTGAACTGCTTTTACTTTTCTGATTTTTCTAGGATCAATATATCTTACTTCTTGAATACCTAGTTTAGGGTTTTTTGAATTAATTATTTTATGATAAAATAATCTACCATCAACATACCATCTTCTAAAGATGTCATGTCCTTTAGTATCAAAATCTAATAGTGATAATACATCATCAAAAGCAGCTCTCATGCTGTTTTTAATCTTTGCACTATATTTAAGACTATCTAAAACTATTTCTACTGACTTATCTCTTTCGTCAGATACAATTGCTTCGTTTACGATATCCTCTACCGCACTATCACATTCTGGTTGTTGGGCAATGTCTCTATATCTACGAATGAGGTCTAGATCATTTCGATCTCTACCATCGATATCCAAGACTTGAGCAAAATGTCCACCGCCTGATATTTCGACTGTACCGTCATCAGGCGACTTTTGGACAAATTTGTCTTCTGGTTGTGTATCTTTTATTCGTTCGAATTTAAATCCGAATAATTCTGCCATAATGTACTCCTACCTTATACTTTGTATATTACTATTTAGTAGGTGTTTAGAAGTTAACGCCACTCGCTTCAAAGTGTTGATATCTCCAAGTCACCTCAAACTCTTCAATGGTATTAGTTGATTCATAAGCTAACTCTATGTCTGCTAATGTCAACGGATACGCATTTCTGAATATATACGATTTAATTGTAGTACCATCTCTGTCTAATTGTTCAACCGTTAAGTCTGATTGATAATCGCCAGAAGCAATAGTACCTGTATTGTCTGCTAGATCATTAATGCCATTCATCCAACGCTCGATTGCGTTTCTTACATTAAAATCTGTATCATTTAAAAATGTACTGTTCCAAGTTTCGAACTCCCTATCACCTGCTACATAAATTTTTCTACCTCTAAAAGGTACTTCTATTTCACCAAGTGTTTGACCTGGTAGTTTTGAAGCTTTACATAGGAATGAAGAGTTTGCTACATTTAGTCCTGTTACTATACCAATTGGTGGTACGATAGTTACCCTAAACTGATTGGGTCTTGCTCCGCCACCTGCCAATTGTGCTTTAAAGTCATCTATACTAGCCATCTTACACGCCTCCTACTTCACTAAACGCAACACCCGAACGAGTTGCTATAAAGTTTAGTGTTATGAAGTTAATAGAACGATTAGGTTTAACATAGATATCAGAAACAAACTCGTTTCTATTTACTACTTCGCCTGTATTGTTTGTTCCGTCACATACAACTTGGAAGTCTTCTATTCCTCTTCGACCTTGAATGTCTCTTAGGAATGGTTCCACAAGGTTTTTAAATCTTGCTCTAGTGAATGCATCATTAACTTCGAATAATTGAAATTTAGAAGCAGTTGAGATTGCTTTTTCTAAAACTATAAACAATCTTCGAACATTTATTCTATCAAACGCACTAGGGGTTGTTAAAGCAGTCTTATCACCAAATAGTGTAACACCTTGACCAGGAAAGTTAACTACTGGGTTAACTCTTGCTTGATAAAGATCGTCTCTTTCTGCTTGGTTAGGATTAAAGGAAACTTTAATTGCACCTCTCATCACACCTCTGTTAAATCCAGCGGGTGAGAAGAATACTTCTGCAATCTGATCGTTTCTAGCACATAATCCAGCAACATCACCGTTTAACGGTACCCATCTGTAAACATCTGCGTATTTGTCATACATGTATTTGTATCCACTATCAAGAACTGCATAAGAAGAACTTGGTAATGTTGCAGCTGCATTTACTACATTTGTTTTTTGTGTTGCTGTAGTTGCTACTCCAACTGTTGCAGCTCTGTGAGGTGATATAAATGCAATAGCATCTAATCTCGCTTCTGCAAGAGTAATTAACATAGTACCATGTGTATCATAGTTTGCTTGAGTATCAGCTGCAATTGAAGATGATCCACCAATGATTAAGTTAACATCATTGATTTCTGAATCGTCAAATTTATTATATGCAATTGATATCTCTCCATTTGTTAAAGAGTAATCATCTGTTCCACCTGTTAAATTATCAACAACTGGTGCATCCACAGCTGTGTATGTTGAAGTTGTGTCTGTTCCCCAATTTGAACCAGCACTTATATGGTCTGTCCAATATATGTTTGCTGATTGAGAAAAAATAACATCTGGGTAATAGTTTGAATTACCTTGAGGTGTTTTAGCACTTGAGTTTTTTGACATAAATCCAAAAGTTTCGATAACTGCTTTTGTTCTGTTACCAGCAACTCCGTCATCAAACCCTGTAATGTCACCAGTAGTATCATAAACTACTACATGCATTTCATCTCCACCACCTCTTGAATTTTGAGTGGCCCATGTTGATGTTCCTGGCGCTTTATCGAAAAGGTCGTGAAATCTCCACTTTCTTTTGATGTATGAGTTATCAGGTATAATGTTTTGTACACCACCACCATTTGGGTTATCTTTTTGTCTGATTGTTAAATTATCTGTTGATATTGCAGTTACTTCGTATTCGTTTCCTGTCTCGCCAGTAACTGGTGTTGTTCCAGCACTATCTGTAAAGAAAGAAATCATGTCACCAACATTAATTGCGTTGTTTGATAAATCTGCGTCATCAACTGCAATTGTTGTAGCACCAACTGCGTCTTCGCCAACTGTTAAGTTGCCTGAAGATAATACTTGTTCAAATGCTGTTGCAGTAGCACAGATAGAAACTCCTATTGAATTTCCCCATGTTCCTGCTGATCTAGCTGCCCACTCACCGTGAGAGCCTTGTCCTGTTGAGAACGATGTTGAATAATGGTCATCGTCTCTAATTAATATACCACTGTTTGCACCTGCGTTAACGATTGCACTTTCCGCTCTAACAACTCTTAAAGAGTTTCCGTATTGCAAGAAGTTTGCAGCACAAAACCAGTTTTCGTAATTGTTCGCATTTGGTTTTCCGAAAGTTTTTACTAAGTCTTCTTCGGAAGTTATCGTTGTCACGCTGGAAACAGGGCCTTTTGCGAATGCACCTGCGATTGCACCAATAGATGTTGCAACTGCTGGAACGACATTCGTTAAATCGGTTTCATTTACCTGTACACCAGGCGAAACTAAAAATGGCATCGTTGTTCTCCTTATTTAATATCTTATTAAATATTTAATATTATTCGAATAATAATTCTTTTTATACATGTATTTATAGAAACATATATTTCTACATCCTATTTTTATATGCTATAGTATATATAAATATTCATATGCAGACACATTATCAGAAATATAAAGAAACTATTAAGAAAGTTGCTCGAAGAAACTACTCTAAACGAGTTTCTTGGGTTAATAAACATCTTGATACCTCCTCTTGTCAACAATGTGGTGAGTCTGAGACTATATGTCTAAAGTTTCATCCTCATGATGCAGATATCCGTAAAAAATCTAAAATCACGGGTATCAATACAGAAAGCAGAGAAGATATTCTAAAACTAATAGAGACTTCTAAAATCCTCTGTCATAACTGTTGGATCAAATTAGATAATGATCTAATTGAATTACTTTAAGAAAATATACACCATTTAAGTAGTATATGTCAAGGGTTATTTTACCAATCTGATTCATAATCTCGAATCTTCACTGGTGACCATTTAGTACCATACTCATCTATATCATTCGGATCATTTACACCATCATCTACAAATCCAAAAGGTGTCATTTCATTGTCAATTTGTTTTTGTTGTTCCTTTAACATGTTTGCTCTTATATTAACATCCGTTAATTCTTTAAAATATTTTTGATCCATTGCCCACGACATTAATACTATACACATAACTAAGTCATCGTTGGCACCTTGTTCAGCTTCAAACTGATTTCCTTTTATAATAAATGTTGATAACTCATTTATTATCTCAAAGTCTTGTACAATAATTTTATCGTTTTCTATAACTTGTTTCATATTAGAACAACCAATTTTTTTAACTGCCTTTGTTGTTCTAACTCCTAATTGTCCTTTAGTACCTGAGAAACCCCCACCCATAATTTGTCCTGCTCGTCCACGCATATAACACATAACAAGATTATCATATTCTAATTCGAAATGTAAAGTATCAGCAACTTGTTGTCCTATATCATTAACTTCTGTTAATACATATGCATGATTATATGCTCGTGCAACTTGATTAATTTTTTGTGGAAATAAAAGAGGTTTAATTTCGTTGTCTTTAAATACTGCAACAATTTTATATGGTACCGTAGTAACATCAAAACAAATAAAAGCACTAGAGTCATTTTTTGTTCCTCTTGCTACATCAGCAGTAATAAAGTATGTGTGATCCTTTATTGGTTTTTCATAAACAGAAAGTCCAGCACTTTTTTGTAAGGGTTCT